GATATCCGCAATTAAGTCGTCTTTCATTCAGTGACCTCCAAGTCTGATTCAACTGTAGTAGTTATCTCAGAAGTGGAAATTTCACCGTGTTTTGAAATGTCAGCCATTGCAATGTCTAGACCATTTTTCTCGTTACGTTCCCAAGCCTTGCGGAACTGCTTGATGATCTCACCGTCTTTGGTAGTGTAGACAAGACTGTTGCCTTCTTTCTTGAGCAGGCCTTTGGCTTCGAACAGGTCAACCAATCCACTATATGGACTCATGCCTGTTTCATAAGGAATCTCAACCTGTACACTTTCAAACGGTTTTGCATAACGTGTTTTCATAATCTTGCAAGCTGCACGGATACCTTGAACTGTGGTAGTCTTGTTGCCGTCTGCATCAAGTTTCAATTTCAATTTACGCATAGCTACAACAATACTAGATGCATAGATAAAACCCTGACCGCCTGAGATCTTGTCATCTGGATCAAACATATCTTGTGAGGCGTATGTGTGATTGGTACATACCATGCCAATGTTGTAGGCGCCAAACATATTAACACAGTTGCGAACCAGTGCTGTCAGTGCCTTAGGCTTACGACCCATGTCACCTTTCATGTCACCTGCTTGGAATTGATTAACGTCTGTGGGTGTCAACAACATGCCTAATGAGTCGATGACAAATAATACTTTAGGACGATCTGTTTCATCCATTGTTTTGTATTCTGCAATAAACTCTGTGATAGTTTTTGCCACATCGTCGATCATGGCCATATTAAGTTTTAACAACTTGTCTGGACTTGTATCAACACCAAGTGCGTGTAGCCATTTTTCGTCAAGCGCATTTTCTGTATCAATTAAGATAGGATAAATGCCTGCTTTCTGTGCGTTTGCTACAAGGTTGCCTGAACAGATAAATGATTTACCTGCACCACTTTCACCAGCAAACACAGTAACTTTACCTAGTGGAATACCACGATCAAAGTATCCACTGATAAGATAGTTTAATGCAAAGTTGTTTGTGCTGACCCAGTCTGTTGGGTCGTTGAAGCCAATACTTAAACCGTCGATAGATTTAGTAATTGACTTTCTAAATTTAGAAATATCAAATGCTTTTGCCATTATTTTTTGCCCTGTTGAGAAATAGAGTGTGAGTTACCCCACACTCTATGTTTAGTCTAATTACTTCTGACGATTGCGAATCATGGCAAGGATGTCTTGCGCACGACTTGCACCATCGGCTGCTGCTGGTGCTGCTGGCGCACTAGCTTTGACTGCTGGCTCGTCTACATCAAACGGAGCATCTTCTTCGGCTGCTGGTTTTGCTGCCGCGACACGTGGAGCAGATGCCTTGTTGGGATCGCCTGTGGCCTGACCCATACCTGCTGGCTTGAAGTATTGACCCCAACGATCCATGTCATATGCTTCACCGTCAACTGACGCTTCAAACATTTCTTTCATGACCTTGAGTTCAACATCAGTTGGCTTCTTAGGAAGGAAGTCACTTAGATTAAACAACTCGTTGCTTGCAAGAGCCGCTGCTTCCGTTTCGTTTAATGCACGTTCACGACGGCTCCACTTTGAAGTAGAGTAGTCAGCGAAGCCACCTTTCGATGTCTTGGCAATACGGAAGTCGACACCTTTGAGGTAGTCAGTTGGCAATTCTTCCAACTCTGGATCCATTAATGCTGAACGGATAATTTGATAAATTTGTGGACCGATGATGAATCTACGAATTGGATTATCTGGAATCTTATCTTCCTTAATAGGATCTTCAACCACGAAGCCTTGGAAAATGTATGAACGCTTCTTCCAATACTTACGACCCATTTCTTCTAGACTCTTGTCTTTGAACCAACCACGTACTTCTGACAAGATTGGGCAAACTGAACCGTCGTTGTACATTTCAACGCAAGGAACTTGCACTTGAACTGGACGACTGTCTGTTTCACCTTTGATGCCTGCGAACGGCAATTTGATCATTGCACGTTCTACCCAGAAAAATGTATTGGCAGAGTTGCCATCGGGTAGCAAACGGATAACCGCTTCCTTGCCTTCTTGCATGTTCCAATGTGGGTAAATTGCGTTGTCGCCACCGCCTGTGGCTTGTCCTGTGGACTTTGATTGTGCTTCTTGAAGTTTCGCACGAATTTCTGCTAATGATGCCATTTTAAATGCCTCCTTGTGTTATGCCTAAAATGTTTATATGCCTTATGCACATGTATTATTATGCGCTTTTTATTTAGCAAGGTCAATGATTATCTGCTATTTTTTTAACTTATTTTGCCAAAAGAAAAAGTGGGTCATGCCCACTTTTCTCTATACGCTGCCATTGCTCGTTGCCTAGCTAGCCATAATCTAAATTTCACATAGTCTGATAGTTCGTCTTCTACTAACTGACCAAACTCTAAACTTCGTCGATTACGGCCATAAGTGGTCTCATCGTCTAAGATGAGATCACTATGTTCTAAATCAAATTTACTTCGCTGGAACAGCGGCTGGCTTTGCGTCTGCTTTAGGTGCGTCTTTCTTAGCACTGTCACTTTTTGCAGGCTTCTTTTCGTCCTTCTTAACTTCAGCCTTAGCTGGAGCACTTGCTGTAGCGGCTGGTGCTGTTGCAACCGGTGTTGCTGGCTTGGCTTCATCTTTCTTAGCAGGTGTTTGTGCAAATGTTGATACTGCGAACACGGTAGCGAGGATTGCGATTGCTGATTTCATTTTAAAGTTTCCTTTTGGTTAAGTAGAAATTTATATCCCTACATATATATAACGCGGTAGCCAATGAACTCGTTGACAATCAGTTTAACCAAAAGAAAGGGCACCTAAGTGCCCAATCTAATAGAGTTAACTAGACTCTAACTGCTACGAACAATCTTAATAACCTGCTAATTCTCTAATACGTGCTAATTCTGCAATCTGTGGATCAGCTTGTTGTGGAGCCATTCTTTCTACCATTTTACGAGCAACAGCTTCAGCCTGTTCACCGTATTTCTTGCCTACCATAATAGCAACGCCTTCCGGGCCTTTAGGGAATGTGCCTGATTCACGGTCGTAAAATGTGTGAATAAATTCAGCCAATTCTTGTACATTCATTTTAGCTTGCATGCCTCGTTGTGCTAATGCTTTGGCACTATCTTGTCCTGTTCGGTTTGGATTGTTGGGCTTTTTAAAATTTGACTTTTCATCGCCGTCTGTATCCCAAGGAGGAGAATTGTCATCATCATCTTTTTTAGATGGGTCAGTATCAGCTTCTCCCATGCCTAGTTCTTGTTTTCTACGTGCCAGGCCTGCCGGGCTTGTTGGAGATTTAGTTTTTTCATCTTCTAGATCTTTCAAAGACATTGGCTCTTCGCCTTTTTGTTTGCGTAGATATGCAGGTACATCACTTTTGTTAGGGCCATCAGCTGACTCTTGAGGAACTTCCGCTGGAGCAGGTTCGGCAGCCACTGGTTCTTCAGCTGCTTGTGCGTTTGGATCAAAATCTCCAAAGTCTAGTTGTTCTAAGACTTCTGGAGCATACAGACTCAACCACTGCTGTACTAATCCTCTTGCATCTATCTCGGGATCCTGCGCTGCCTGTGTTTGAATTTGTTTTTCTAATTGAGGATCTTCAATAATACCTTTTAGGCTTTCAACGGCATTTGAACCATCAACTCCTGCTGGAAATGGTTGACTTACTAGTTCTTGTAATTGTTGTATTGCAGTTGCCTGCTCATCTGGATCTTGACTTTGTATGGCTGATTCTTCGCCTAACCCCATAACCCAAGATTCAAATCTGTCAAACTCGTTGTGTTCTTCAAGTTCGATATCTTCTATGGTATCTTGTTCTGTGGTTGTCATTGCGACTATGTCGTCATAGCCTATGTCGCTTTCTTTCATAAGTCTGTATAAGACTGGGAACACATTTTTAATATCTTCTTTGAAGTTTCTAACTGTGAATTTTTCTGTAAATTCTTCTACAAATTCTTGTGGAACTTCTTCTTGTGTTTGTGCCTGAAATGATTCACGATATTGTTCGTAATGGCCTTGCTTGCTCATAGCCTTGATTTGCTCGCGCAATCTGTTTAGTTGTTCTGCTGATCTTTCTACAACATTATTTGTATCTGAATTCATTAGGTCGTTACGAACAACATAATTACCAAAGCTCTTTAGTTGTGCAATTTCTTCACTCATGTTCACAATGCTTTTACCAATGTCGTCATATGGAACGCCACCGTTGGCCACATGACGCTGCATTGCACGAGCACCTGCTAGATGAATAAACGGATATTTAAAACGTTCACCATCTTGATTCTCAACAAATAGACCAGAAATGTTTCTGCTTCTAGCACCGGGTGCTGCATCATCCATAACTGCTTGACTATGTTTGATAATAAGACGTGTGTCCATCAACTTTTGATAACTAACGGTTCTTGATCCGTATAGTGCGCTTTCACTCATAATGCTTTCTCCAACAGGGTTAACTACTGTGTTTGATTGATCTTTAGGCGTATTATGCTGGCTAAGAAATTCATAATCTCGTTGATCTAGATTGTCTTTGGCAATGTCTCTAGTATCAAATGCCATTAGTCTACGTTTTGCAAAGGTGCGCAATTCTTTTAGGAATCCGTACCAATTATCTTTTTGTCCACCGTCCATTGATTCTGTAATTCCTGTTGAGAAATATACTTTCAAAGAATTTTGTTCTGCTAGGCTAATACTAACATGCCCTATTGCAGTTTCACCTTCCATATAATCAAAGTCAAAGAATCTTGCATCTTCGGGATTGATAGTGATGGCGCCGCCAGAGTCGCCTAGCTTTAGGCCTTTGAAGCGGCTTCTAATTTTATAGAATAAATCAGTGGCTATATTGTTTGTTGCATCCATAGTTATATTTATCAAAAACCGCTAGACACAAATATCGGCATGGGCATTTGATCTTCGCTCAATTTTTCTGTCATCTTTTCGTAGATCTTAGGATCCCAATCTGACAGTACTCCTGCCATACGTATTATTAATAGCATTGCACTCACTAGGTCATCGTGTTCACCTGTTTTAGCGCCAAATCCCACTCCGTGTGCCACAAATGTTTTAAGCTCAGATATTAGAGGTTTAGAGTAAATCTTCATTTTTTGTGTTTCTAACATGTGTTTAACCTGACTACAAGCAGTGATTTTTGTCTTGTGTGTTGTATTAAATCCTTTTCTAAATTTACGTACATGACCCTTACGCATAGGTTCAGAAAGGAATAATCCGGGGAAGTTTTCTTCTCCTAGATTACTGATAACAATAAGGGCTGCTTCGCCTAGAGTATTGTTTTCAACTGAATAATAGAGCTGCGGAATACCACCCTTTTCTAATCCTCGGTCTTGAATGTACTTGCAAATTTCTCTTAGATGTTTGACCTGTGCTTGAATAGGAGTTAGATTGTGCCGCCATTCTGCTACCTGCTCCATACTGGGCATTTCAAACACCTGTATGGCACCATAGTCCCCGCCTGTACCCAATGATGGATCTAGAGAAACTAGGTAAGTGGCTCTTGGGTCAATGTCTTTGTAAAAACGTGTTTGCCCCATGGTCATGATAGGATCAACGCCTTTCATTTCTGCAAGACGTACTGAGTTGATTAGCGTTTCATCAAAGATCAAGAATTCACAATCAAACTCACGACGGAAACGCTCTTCACCAATCTTTGCACGTTCTGTTTGAGCCCACTTTTCATCACGATCTGGATGTTCTGCCCAGTGTGCAAAAAAACTATGAAATCCATTCATACCTAATTGCTGTTCATTCCCATGCTCATCAAATCGTTTGTTAGCTTCAGTCCAGATTAGGGCAAACTGATCTTCGTCTGAGTTTGGTGTTGATGTAATAATACACTTACCACCTGTTGATAGTGTTGGTGATAGTGCAGTCCAAAACTCCTTGGCTTTTTCTGGTGGCTGCACAAATGCAAACTCATCACAATAGATCAATGAAAGAGATTTACCACGACCTGTATTTTCTGTAGTTGTCACTGCCTGTATACGAGCACCGTTGTCGTATTCAATGGTGTTTCTATTGTAGCTGTACACACCTGCACGAATAAAGTCTGGCAAGTTTTCGTAGCCGAATCGATAACGATTCATAATGTCCTGCGCACCTTCATACTTGTGAGCAGCGATCAATACCTGTGCTTCTGGTACAAACTGTGTGTACCATAGTAAGTATCCTGTAGCGCAGGTGGTCTTACCCATCTGACGAGGCAACATGGCAATACACTGTTTGTTGTTGTGATAGGCATCTATCAGTCTTTCTTGATAGTCATAGGGTGCGAACGGTATGCTTCCTCTAACCGGATGTTGTATCTTGAGGAAATTTTTACAAAAATACAGTGGACCAGTGATAGGATCCATACATGCTTCAAGATGCTTGACTTCCTCAAGAGTATATCGTTGAGGTGCATGAGCCTTCTTAATTAAATTGCCGTCTAGTGATTTTGCCATACTGTTATTTACTGAAAAAAATAGGCTCCGGAGAGCCTATTTGGGTTTGACTTATTGCAATTAGTCTTTTAAGCGACCGTCAGCTTCTGCTGACTTTAGCATGGCTGCACGGTCTGGGTAGCTACCACGCTTGACATCTTTGGCGGCATCTTTCTCACCCTTGGTAGGATTCTTAACGTGCTTTAATGCGTCAAACTTTTCGCTTTTTGTTTCTGACAAACGTCTGCGTAGTTCTTCTTTGATACTGGCACGTAGTTGTTCTTTGCTTTCATAAGCACCAGCTGCCATTGGGTTATCTCCGCGATATGGCTTACCGCTAAAACTCTTCTTGGGTCTATTGAGATCGTTGCCATCAGGTATGGCAGCATCTATGCCATGATATTCTTGACCAGGAGCACCTTCTGGGGCATTGGCAAATGCTTCTTCTTTGTCTTTCTTGCCATCTTCTTTGTCGTCTTTTTCCATGTCATGATCGTCCATGTCATGATCGCCATCACCATCGTTGTCGCCCATAGATTTTTGTATTTTGTCAATACCTTTATCATCACGATCTAGGTCGCCCATTGGAGGCATATTGTCTGCATCCATGTCACTTGGGCCGCCCATATTATCTGCATCGGGTTCGCTGTGTGGTCCGTCTTTGTCTAGATCAGGCAACATCTTTAATGGACCTGCATCTAGGTTACCTAGATCGCCGATACCAGGCATTGTAGGCTTAATGCTCATGATGCTTGGCTCAGCACTGATAGGAGGCATACCCATTGGAGCAGGCTGGTTAATCATGTCTGGATTAACTTTAGTCATTAACTTCATTAATTCGGCAATGTCATCTAGTCCTTGTGCATTAAGATTTACACTCATGCTTGGAGGAGGTGTATCTGGCTTGCTAGGAATACTTGGTGGAGGCATTCCCATTGGATCGCCACAGGCCTCAGCTGCTACTGGAGCGACCGGCGCATCTAACTCACGCATCTTTGACATTAATTCATTGAAATTCATATTAACTCCCTAGGGCGCTTTTTACGCCTGTCTTATCAATTTTGGCCTTAGGCAGTTTATATTCTGACTGACCGTTGTCTTTCTTTTGTTGTTTTGCAACCTTGCTTAAATCTTTCAAAAAACTCTTGTTAAAGTCATCGCCAAAAAAATCTTTGTGCTTGACATTGGTGCCTTCTTTATACTGACTGTCTGTTAATAGTCCATCAGTATTTAAAATTTCTGTTTCGCCCTGTTCAGTTTCGGAAGATTCGTTGCTGCCTCTTACTCTGAAACAGGTTTCGTCTAGTCCCATGCTCTTGATATCGCTGCTGATTTCAGGCGAAGTGATAGGATATTCGCAAGCAACTTCAAAAACGTGAACTTCACAATTTTTCATTGTTGGAAAATCCATAGGAACTGCTTGGATTGGTGTTGTGCTGAGTTTTTCCATTTTCATAACTTTGCATCTTTCTAGAGATGTTTTCAAGTTTGATTGGAAATCTTCGGGCAGATCACCAGCAACTTTAATTTTAAAGCTGTATGATTTTTTGCCTTCGGCAAGATATTCTTTGAAAGTTTTCATAGTAGTATTTATGCTTTTCCGCCCAGTTTCTTGATCAGTTCGTTGCGGTCAGTAATCACATATCCTTGCCCGTTGATAACATCATTTGGGTCTTCGTTATTATCTTTATCTATCTTGTATTTCTTCATCTGCATGTCGATAGCCTTGAGTTTTTTCTCAATTTTGTTAGACTTAGCAGTGATTGCGTGGCCCAACATTGAGCTAGCTACTTCAAAAATTCTGCTGCTATACCTAACTTCCACATTCATGCCTAGATCCATTAGATCGTCATAGGCCTGTTCAGCCTTTGATGCTAGATTATCCAGCTCGTGATCATTAAGTTCATCTAGTTCTTTTACCTGTGGTAAACTGCGAGTGATTTCAGCTACTGCTTTATAGCTGTCGTCTAGACTGCGAACTTCGGCATGATCAACTTTAATCTCAACAGGAGCTGTTTCCTTTGCAGGTTTAGATTCTTCTAGATTAAACAGTTCTTCAAGTTTTTTCGTCATACATTACTTATCTGCGTTTTGAGCCTTGATGGAAAATATCGTTTTCGTTGACTATGCGGAACTTGACACCTTGTTGCTTGCACCAAGCTGCGGCAGCTTCCCATTTGGCCATATTTTTAACATACTGCTGTTGATTGTATTGACTCTTGCCCACCTGTTCTATAAATGTTTGACTAGCTGGTTTTATTTCTACAACTTCTGCATGTTTTTTACCGTCTTTATCTACATAGGTAATAAAAAAATCAGGAACATATATTGTATATTTGCCGGTCAACGGATCTCTGTAGGGAATTTGTATACTTTCGCTGGCCCACTTTTCAACTCCAGGGTGCTCGTCTAGCATTTTCATAAAAATAAATTCCCACGAACTGCGAGCCAATGGTGTTTTTTTGCCCACATACTTGTCGACATTTTTCATTTCAAACCGACCTTGGGCAAACTTTGGCATTAGGCAAAAATATTTCTAGTTTGATTTTGTTTTTCTACTAGGTCAGTGCGATAACCTAATGAACTTGTGGCATTTCTATTGTTGTTCAGGATCTCTGCTACCAGCGCACTGATTTGAACACCATTGAAATTCTTGAGAGTGTCGATGATCTTGAACACTGGCACGGCGTCAAGTTTAGCCTGATTCAATAGAACCTGCGCTGTGATTATGGCCGCATCGTTTTCAAATCCACGACTTTGAAAAAAAGCAATAGCAGCCCCAACTTCGTTGGCTCCAAACTCCAAAGGTCTTTCGCCATAGCGATCAAAAAATAACTTTGTACCGGCAGCACTATCTTGTTGAAGAGAATTTGGTAAATTTGTCATATTATAAGAATTCTCCTAGGTCTGCTGGCGGCGGCGCAATTGAACGTTGCGTGGCCTGTGTGTTGCCGTTGCCGCCGTTGTTTCTTGGAAATACCGATCCCAAGGTTCCGCCTACGGTATTGATAATGCCTCCAATGGCAGCAGGACTGCTTAACAATCCTATGGCTTCTGCTTGCAGGCTTGACTTGGATAGTTTTCCAATATTTTTTGCAGTATTCACTGCGGCAATGGCTGTGCCAAGGAATCCACCAACGCTACCAAACGCTGATCCGCCCGCAACATCTCCAAATATACTTTCAAGTCCGTCTAGCACTCCGCCTTCGCCTAACAAGTTTCCTACGCCACCACCTGCCACAGTCAACGGACTTGGTACATTGTCGTAATATAAATTTGCAAATCCCTTGGGAGTATTTCTTGTAACATTTCCGGAACTGTACACCACAGACTCGTATTCTATGTTCATTGTGGTTTCATTGAATTCATTTGCACTATATCCGGCATCGCCGTGTTGCCAACTTGTGATTTTGGGATTGATCAATGTGTAACCTAGAAATCTACGACGACTCATGGTGTATATGGTGATAGACTTAAAAAAGTCCTGGCTTTTTCCCTGCTTGTCGAGACCGTATCTATAGCCTTCGAATGTGGTTCCGGTGGCCTGTAAGTTGGTTTTAGAAAATGCTGCTTCAGGATTAAATCGATCCTGCACATAGGTTCCCATGTATAATGCCCATAATGCATTAATTACACCTGCACTATCGTCATGAAATTTCATGCTTATGCCTTCATAGGTGAAATTTTTATAGATCACGTGCTTTCTATTATATTGATTTTTAGTAACTGTTTCAAATTTGTATTTGGGCAGATCAGTGCTCTTGATAAGATAACCAATTTCATCTGCATGAGTGTTAGTGAATACCGGCGAAGTCAATATGTTTTTTTCAATTTCGAATCTAACATAAAACATAAACTTGCTACGAGGCATGAGCCTATAGCCGTTGTCTATGAATAATCTGCTAGCGTGACGCCAATCCGCAAGGCCACCTTTGGGTGTGAGTAGACCGTCTCCTACACCTTTGAGAAATTTCGTGAATACATTTGCCATATAATTATTTAGCCACAAAAAAACCCGGATCGTAATCCGGGTTTTTAATAGTAAGATCTATTAGCGACCTGTTATAGTTGTGCCTAGAGTTCTTCCAACAACTGCACCAATACCTCGTGCTGTGCCTGTGCCGGCAGCACCTGAGAATTGAACAGCATTATCATACTTAATAGTAAGAGCCACTGTCATTGGTTCATTGGAACCGTAATTTGCTTCACCATAGTTGACTTCTGATACGTAGCAACCATATGTTTCCCATTTTTCAAGGACGTTTGGTTCATAGCTACCATTACCACCGTCTAGCATCTCAATCTGCATGGTAAATTTATAATCGATACCTGAACGAGCACTGGCCTGTTCCATGAAGTCAAACTGTTTCTGTACCTGTTGACCAACAATTTTCTGAACTTGACCGTTAGCGTCATCACGTAGATTTAACGTAATGTCGCCCCAACTTGGTTTACCGGCTAGTTTGACTTTTGAATTATAAACTTCAATAGTCATTTCTTCAAATGTTACAGTTGGTCTAGTTACATCACTAACCTGTTTTGTTAGTTCAGTACTGGCCTCAACACCAAATCCTATCAATATCACCCGAAAGCGATATTTTAGTTTTGGCATCAGCAAAGCTGTGCCGCTGTTGGCTCCTGAAGTAGGAACCGAAATTCTATTTAGAGATGTTAGTGCCATTTTTAAATTTCTCCTGTGTTCTTGATACGCAATGGAATATAGATAAATTCAATCGCTTTGACTGGCTCAATCGCTATGTCAACATACAGCTCATTGCGATCAATTCTTGTTGGTGTATTGTTTGATTCATCGCAGACCACGGCAAAATCATACAGTGCTCTTAAGCCTACCAACTCGATCAACAGACTCTCAACAGCTCCTTTGATTTCATCTCTAGTAACTTTGTCATTGGGTTCAAAGATATAAGGGCGAGCAAGTTTGTTTAGCTGACTGCGTAGATAAACTACAAGACGTGATACATTGATACGATCCAATGCTGATGCATTTCTTGCGCGAGTCTTCTGACCGTAGGCCACAAGTCCAACTCCTACAAAGAATGGAATTGGATTTACTTTGAGATCATACAGTGTGTCACGTTGCCCTTCGTTCAACGCCACTGACTGAAATTCTCCTGTATCTGCATCAATATAACCAACTGCTGTTGCGTTAGTAATGCCACCACGTCGTGTACCTGCTGGTGCAAACCATGGATAACTGACTTGATCGCTTAGAGCAATTGTACGCAACATCATATGTGATGCTGGAACAACTGCATTGGCACCGCCTAAGTCAGTGGTAAATCCATTGGGATAATACACAGCTGAATATTCGTCGTAACTGACAATGCCTGTATCATTGTTGTCTAGTGCGCCATTGGCATTGGTGCCCCAAGCTGTGAGGCTGGTTGCATCTGCCGGCAAACGCAGTGGAGTATCAGCCACTACAAATGCTGTAACTCCTCTGTCTAGGTTCAAGTTGATCAAATTGCTGTAGGCTTCTGGATATCCTGGGCAAGCAATTAGGTTGAAGTTTCTACGCTCTTCATCTCTGGCTTCTGAACTGGTGTCAATTGCAGATTTGAGTTTTTGCACAACTAGACTACGTTGTGCTTTGCGACCAAAGCTGCCTGAACCGTCTTCGTTATTTGGTGAAGCTGTGACCCAGCGATCTGTAGCATAGGCGCTTTGACCATCACCGGTAACTGGTCCTGTTCCAGCATCATTATATAACGCTTCGTAACGCACGTTATTGGCTGCTGTATCAATATAGTTGTTGGTGTATTTTTTAACATTGCCGCCACTTCTACGCAAGTTCCATAGCAGCATGCCTTTTGGATATAGGCTTGGATCTGGACAATCAAAGTCAACATAGTTGCTTGCCAACAGATCTGTGATGGTAGCTGCTGTGTTACCTGAAGCGCCACTTGATCCATATCTAGCGTCTGCAAATAAGATACCGTCTTCTGTGGTCTGATCGGTTTTGTCAACCAACACAAATTCCAAGGCCAACCCATCATAACGATAGATAGTTGGGAAGTTTTCTAGATCAGCTGTGCTGATCCACAAGTCACCATTTTTAAGCGGTGTTCCGTCGCTTTGAACTGTTGGCTCGCTGGCTGCCACAATTGGTCCTGCTGGATCAGTTTTATCAACTGCGCTTGCAGCATAGTAAGGACTGGTTGTTGTTCTATACCCAACCCAGATATTACCGTTGTGTACCATGATGTCTATTTCATCAAATACTGGAGTGTACCATAGTTGTCCGTCTTGTGCTTCGGCCAATGGTGCAGTAGCTGATGCAGCATAATCGTCTGCGGCTAAAGGAATCCAATTTGTTGCAACAAAAGTTTCTGCAGCACCAGAGCCTGGTGTGTACAGATTCTGTGTACCATTGCCTGTGTCGATGTTATAGGCAGTGAATATATCACTTATTGGTGCGCCTGTGCCATCTGTGAAACGTATGTCACCACCTTCTTTATGAATGATTTGCACTTCATTGTCTGTGGTCACAGAAGCTTCAACAGTGGTGCTACCTACAGCATTTATTGCTGTGGCCATTAGTTCTGCATCGCCTACTGCGCCTGTAGCAGTAAAGCTCACTGAGCTGGCAGCATCCAATGTCAAATTACCTTTGCTGGATGCTTTGAATGTGAATGAATTTAAGCCTACACTAAATGTGCCAGAGATAATAGGATTGGATGTCACCACGGTATTGCCTGTGGTTGCTCTTTTAAAAATTCTAAATGATGCAGTTTCTGGTGACGTGTCGTAGTTGCTGTTTTCATCGCTGTTGCTTTGAACAAACAGATTATCTGTTGCAATACCTTGTCCACCACCACTGCGATCTAGATAATACAAGGCAGCGTGTGTGCTTGAGTAGACAGGAGCAGAATATGTCACCCAAGTCTTGGTGGCTGAATTCCATTGTTTAACAATGTATCTTGCTCCAAAGTTGGGTTCGGTGGTCTTGATCCACACACTGCCTGTTGGACGTGGTTTAGTGTTTGTTGACTTCCACTCTGGTACACTGGTGTGCGGTGTCTGTTGTATTGCTGGTCCGTAAAATGTACCAGTAGTAAGACCTAACTGTGCCAGTGCTATGACAGAGTTTGTGCCGCCGCCAGTGATAGTGATAGAGTTTGCTAGAGCAGAGTCGCCATCTGTTTCAGTCGCGCCATCTGTGTACAAATACAATCTGCTGTTCAATGCCACTGCTCTTACGCCAGTAACTAATCCGCTACCGCTGTTGAAGTAGGTTACAAAGGCTGAAAGCGTGGCACCACCTGGCATTGTCAATACTGTACCGTTGATAGAAAAAGTATTGCTTGCTGTTACTGTGGTCACTGTGCTGGATCCCGACACTGTGGGATGACTTCCTGCCCAATCTTGGCTGCCAACTTCTACCCAATGATCGCCACCTAGCAGAGCTTGATTGCGTTTGTAATAAATTTTAATTGCTTCTTTAGCAAGACTAAATCCTGCGTCACCTGTGTCACCTATGGTCTGTGCTACTACAGCATAGTCTCCAACAGCGCCTACAGAATCTTTAGGAGCATTAGTGCCTGAATTTATTTTTGCACTGTCATCGTCAGTAAGTACTAGAGGAATTTTTAGTGCAAACTTTTGACCGCCTGTGGTCGATGCAGAGGCTGAATTCCATTCTTGAATACCATATGATGTTGCTCTAGTATCAAACCACCACTGTCCGTCAGCTGGTTCTGCTCCCGGTGCGGCTGTTTGGCCTTGCAGCTCATCAAGATCAACATCTGCACGTACTATAAATGCAGAATTTGAAACGCCTAAAAAGCTGTATGCTGCTAGTAATCCGTATTCGTTTCTTTCGCCACCATGTATGGGGCTTGAAGAAGCTGTCTTTTCAAAGAACGGCACACCGTATATGTCGACCAATTCTCGTTGGCTGGTAATTTTAAATACCTTGCCAGCATTTGCCTGCGTGGTGCCTTCAGCAGTGCCTGTGCCTGCTGCATTAGATTTATTTTCTGCGGTTGCTATAACGATAAGAGGAGTTGTACCAGGTTCAGCTGGTGTATAAAAACTCTCGTCAATTACCGTAACTTGTACGCCTGGTGATATTAGTGCCATCCCATTTTCTCCTGGTAATAGTTGCTCAATGTATTTAGCGGCTATGACTAAAATTGGCCTGTTATACTGTTAGAAAAAGGGGCTGAAAAGGTGTAAATAGTTTTATGAGACCACTTTGCAAGTGCGGACAACGACCCCGTGCTGTTAACTATAAAAAGAACAACAAGATCTATTATAGATCATTGTGCGAAATCTGTATGGTTCATGGAGTTAATCACGGAATACCCCGCTGGTTTAGAGCAGGGTATAGGATGAAAAATCAATGTGATAAATGCGGATTCAAATCAATACATGCAGAAGTTTTTAGAGTTTTTCACGTTGATGCTGATTTAAACAACTGCCGTCATAGCAATTTAAAAACAGTATGCGCTAATTGTGTTAGTGTATTAAGCAAAGACGGCATTATCTGGCGGCAGGGAGATCTTGTTGCCGATTACTAGGCCTTCTGATCTATTATATAGTTCGTCTATAGATCCATTGTTGTCAAGAACAGCGTCAAATTCACAACCGATCCATGCCCACTCGCTAGCATGAATTTTTTTCATCTTCATGGCATTTAGTCCCACATTGCTGCCACTGTTAGCCAACACAGCATCCTCATACCATTCTGGTAGGTCACCTCGCTGCACCCAATAGATTTGGCCGCCTGCTTTTTTAATAGCTTCAATTTCGTTGGGAAATCTACAGTCTGAAATTACCACATGATCTTGTGAATTGCGTAGTTTGTTTTCTAGGCTGGCAATCCATATATCATCGTGAAATGCCTTTCGGCACACTTCGGTGCCCCAGTATTGTAGTACCCATCTAGGAGTCAGCGTTGGCATGTCTAGTCTTTCTGCCCACCAAGGATCCACTTGCTCACGCCATTCACGGGCTTGTTTTGTGCGACCTTCTAGCATGGTTCTATCCCAACCGAACACTGCGGCAACAGCATCTTTGAGTGTGGATGCAAAACTCTCTCGTCTAAATTCGTGGAAGTTAACTAGATAGTCAGCCACTGTGTCCTTGCCTGAACCGATAAATCCGCATATACCTATAATCATAAATGTCTCCTATTAGAAACATTATACTATAAATTTACCGTAAGGTCAAACTTTTTTAACCAATTATAAATGTATAACCAGATCCGCCCGAGACCAACATTTCTAATTCTTTGGTCAGTCTTTCTAAATCAGCAGTGGCTTCTGATTTCATGGCAGCTCCATTGAGACTGCTTCCACCACCAGGTCCTGCTATCTGCGCAAACTTTTCACGTGCTTGACCCAGCATCATTTTGCAGTTGGCCAAGGTATAGTCCTTGATCCATTGGCCTGAGTAGGTGTCTTCGATTATGGCAAAATCAGGTTTGGTGTTATATACCTGTATCATGACTTCTTCAAATCCACGGGGACGTTGTAGTATGGTCAGCTTTCGACTCTGTGGATGCCAATTGAAACCAATAAATGATCCAAACATTTTACCTACTAGTTCTTGATATTGGCTGAACAGCTCATAGGTCAATAGCCCGCCCATGTTTGTGGATGACAACAAATAGGTATTTGTATAGGCCATGTTGAATGGTTCAAATACTGTACCGCCTGTGCCGTTACCGGTACGTGATCCAACGCTTCTACGAAAAATCTGTCGAACTTGCTGTACTTCTTTAGGTAGAATATAATCATTTTGATCCTGCTGTAATGTTAAAAACATGTAGCTTTCTTCTACAGCATTATCTGAACGCTGGCGGAAAACACCCAAACTGCGATTTAATGCAGTTTCATAGTGTATGGGATCTAGTTCAATGTCAATCATGCCGTCACCCAGCATGGCTTTGCAGTAGTCGTAAACGCTTTGTTTGGATTGATCAATTTGGCTCATACTGTTATTTATCGTAGCGGTAAATATACTACTATGCCAAGACTCTCATTATATCGGCC